CACTAATCATGATGATGCCTAAACCTGGAAGTGATACTGAATTTGGTGTGGGACTTGCTCCTTACGCCCCTTTTGCCAAAGGGCACAAGGTTCCTATTTTTCCAGCGCACATTGTATCAGTCTATGACCCTGCGTCAGAAATACTATCAGCATATAACCAAAAGTTTGGTGCTGGTTTAGTTATGCCGACACAAAAAGAGAAGTCGATTATAAATAAACAAGTATTAAACGAAACAAAGAAGTAAGATATGTATGAATATAGAATTACAGTTAATAAGATTGTTGATGGTGACACCGTAGATGTTGACATTGATCTCGGTTTCGGTGTCTGGCTCAAAAAACAAAGAATACGATTGTATGGGATTGATACTCCCGAAAGCAGAACAAGAGACCTTGAAGAAAAGAAGTATGGACTCATGGCTAAGAAGTTCATTACAGAACAACTACAAGATGGCGCTATACTCAAAACAAGGCTTGATAAAAAAGGAAAATACGGCAGGATACTTGGTGAATTTCTTAGTTTAGATGATAGAACTAATATCAATGAACTAATGATACTCAAACATCACGCTGTTTCCTATCACGGTGCTAGCAAACAAGAAATCGCAGAAGGACACCTGCGCAATAGGACCAAAGTAAAAGAAATCTAATTGACTCTAGGTTCGTAAGAGCCTATAATTACAGTATAAATTGAATGGTGTTGTTATGAATTTTTATACTTATGCACGACATTACGGCGACAAGATACTTGTTCGTGGTGTAAAAGAAGGAAGACGTTTTAAAACTAAACAAGACTTCCGTCCCACTTTGTTCGTAAAGTCTGATAAGCCAAGCAAATATAAATCTATTTACGGAGAAAATGTTTCTCCTATTCAGTTTGAATCCAACAAGGAGGCAACCGCCTTCTATGACAGATATAAAGATGTTTCTAATTTCCCTATCTATGGACAGGACTATTATGGTTATCAGTTTATAACCGAGAAGTTTCCTGGTCCTGTAGAGTGGGACGCTAAACATATTAAGATTTACTCTATTGATATAGAGACAACCTCGGAAAGTGGATTTCCGAACGTAGACTCCCCAACGGAAAGATTGTTAGTTATTACTCTGCAAGATAACAACACCAAGAAGATAACAACATTCGGCGTCGGGGAGTTTACACCTACAGACAATGTAAAAGGTTTAGATATAGATTATATACAATGTAAAGATGAATATACTTTACTAAGCACATTCCTAGAATGGTGGGAGGAGAACTGTCCTGATATTATTACAGGTTGGAACTCTGCCTTATTTGATATTCCTTATTTACTTGCAAGGACAGAAAGAATACTAGGAGAAGGAGAACACAAAAGATACTCTCCCTTTGAACTTGTTAGCAAACGTAAAGTTAGATTTGCAGCAGGTAGGGAGATGACTGCTTATGAGATTACAGGTGTTGCACAACTAGACTATTTAGACTTATACAAGAAGTTTACTTATGTGACTCGTGAATCTTATAAACTAGACTTTATTGCCGAGACAGAACTAGGCAAAAACAAATTAGAGTCTGGGTTTGATACATTTAAAGAGTTCTATGAGGGTGACTGGAATAGGTTTGTTGAATACAACATTATTGATACAGTTATTGTTGATGAGTTAGAAGATAAGATGAAACTTATTGAACTAGCAATGACAATGGCTTATGATGCTAAATGTAATTACAACGATGTCTTCTCAGCAGTTAGAACATGGGATAGTTTACTTTACAATCACTTATGGGAGAAGAACATTGTTATCCATCAGAAAAGTGGAAAGAAAGATAGACAAATCGAGGGTGCGTATGTCCAGGAGCCTAAACCAGGCGGTTATGATTGGGTATGTAGCTTTGACGCTACAAGTCTGTATCCTTCTATACTTATGCAGTATAATATGAGTCCAGAAACTATTGTTCCAGGATTCAAGTATGATGTTAAGGTAGATGACTTGTTAGATAGATACAAGTTAGACAAACTAAAAGAAAAGAACTATGCAATGGCATCTAATGGAACATGTTACACAAGAGAGAAACAAGGATTGTTTCCTGAGATTGTTCAGAAGTTCTTTAATGATAGATTAAAATACAAAAAACTAATGCAGGAGGCACAGAAGAAATATCAGGAGACAGGTGCTAAGGCATATCAGAATGAGGTTAGTAAATACAACAACTTCCAGATGGCTAGAAAGATTCAACTAAACAGCTTATATGGTGCCCTCGCTAATCAATACTTTAGATTCTATGATGACGATATTGCAGAAGGTATTACAATGACAGGACAACTTGTTATTCGAGATACTGCTAAGGCGTTAGATGATTACATGAACAAAGTATGTGGCACAGAAGATGAAATGTATTCTTTTTATAGTGATACTGACTCTTGTTATGTAACCTGTAAGAACTTGGTAGAAAACTTCTTCCCTGACAAAGGTGTAGATAAAACTGTTGAACTATTAGATAAAATAGGAACAGATAAAATAGAACCTGCCATAGACAATGCAATGAGTAAACTTGCTAATTACACAAATGCTTTCGAGAATAAAATATTCTTTAAACGTGAGGTAATTGCAGACAAAGGTATATTTGTTGCTAAGAAACGTTATGCCTTGAATGTTTTAGATGATGAAGGTTTACGTCTAACTAAGGCAAAACTAAAGGTAATGGGCTTAGAAATAGTAAGAAGTAGCACTCCTGGCCCTATTAGAGAGTCTCTAAGGGAGGCAGTTAGGCTAATACTTACAAGCACACAAGAAGAATTACATAGTTTTATAGAGACTACGAAACAGGACTTCCACAATATGACTGCTGAGGACATAGCATTTCCTCGTGGTTGTAATAATATGGCAAAGTATTATTCTCAGGCAGATATTTACAGTAAAGGAACTCCTATACATGTTCGAGGAGGTTTACTCTATAATTATTATGTGAAAAAATTAGAATTGAATCTAAAATATGAACAGATACAGGAAGGGGATAAAATTAAGTTCTTATATCTTAAAGAACCTAATCCTCTAAAAGAAAATACTGTTGCTTTTGTAACTAAACTTCCTAAGGAGTTTGGTTTGCAGAAGTATATAGATTATGATTTAGTTTTCCAGAAGGCATTCCTAGATCCTTTGGATAATATATTGAAACCTATTAGCTGGACAACTGAACCACAAGCAAGTCTGGAGGACTTATTTACTTGATGAGAACATTTAATGAAAATACATATAGGCCATTGCCTGCTGAGGTAACAATAAAACAATCTGAGATAGATGGATTAGGATTACATGCAACACAACGAATACCAGCAGGAACAGATTTAGGCGAGACCCATGTCCTAGTCCATACATCAGAAAGACTTGAATGGGTTAGAACTCCTTTAGGAGGATTTATAAATCACAATGATAAACCTAACTGTTATATAGCAACTGATAAAGGAGATAGGAGATTACATACTATCGCTCCTATTGAAGAAGGCGAAGAGATAACAGTTTATTATAGGTTCAAAGGTTATGATGGAACATCTGGAGACGATCGAGATGTGGAGATTAATGAATAATGTATATAAGAGTGGTAGATAATTTAATAAAAAATATACCTAGTTTTTGGCCTCATGATTGGCCATTTAATCAAATTGTAAAACAATTACCTGATAGAGGTAACTTGATTGAGATAGGTCCTTACTTAGGCAAATCAACTGTTACATGGGCACATGAATTTGCTAAGTCTGGAAAAGAATGGAACATTCATACAATAGATGCTTTTGAAGGTATAAAGAATCCTTGGCCTGGAATGGAACATTTACAAGTAACAGAAGAAGAACATTTAGAAAAATTTAAAAATAATGTATCAGGGTGGCACAATATTACATATGAAAAATTAAGATGGACACCTGATTACAAAACAAATGAATGGTATGATGTATTATTTTATGATGGTTTACACGACTACGAACATTGTAAACAAGCATTAGACTATTGGGTGGACAAAGTGAATTGCCTAGTTATAGATGATTATGATATGGCACATGATGGCACCATGAGAGCAGTAGACGAAGTATATAACAGTATAACCTGGCCTAAAGAAATGGAACACATTGTAGTCGAGGACAAGGGTATAGCAGTAATTTGGAGTGAACAAATACCATGAAGGATAATAGAGACAGTCATTTTAGAATAAGTATGGTTAAAAGTGGAATAAGAATTGGAGCTTGTATCTGGGGATTTTGGATGATAGAAGTTCTAATCATAGGACTTTTATTAGCAGAGATATTAGGAATTTACGAGGAGTTATAATGCACGGTAAAAACAGAAAATATTCTGCCACAGGAGGCAGGAAAGCAAGGCGTGAACGAGCACTAGAGCGTTTACAAAAATCAACATTCACACCGAAGACTATCAACGGTAAGGAAAGAAATGAAAAGAGCTGGACAAAGAAGAAAGAGAACCAGATCGAAACATTGGAGTCCCGACTTAAAGTCCTTGATTAAGATGAGAAGCTATGATATCATAGGACATGGATTCGTAGGTAAGGCTACAGAATATTTGTTTGACAGGTTTTATCCTGGAACAGACATACAAATCCATGACCCTGATCAAGGAAAAGAAATAGAAGATTGGAAAGGTATTCAATATGCGTTTATATGTGTTCCAACTAACCTAAAGGGTAATAAATTAGATACATCTATTATAGATAAAGTATTAAAAGGATTAAGTGAAAGATCCTGTGCAGGAGAATGTGTTCCTGTAATAAGAAGCACAATAGGTCCTGATCAAGCATTACAGTATGTTAAAAAATATGGTGCAATTATTATGCCTGAGTTTTTAAGAGAGAAACATTGGCAACAAGATGTAGATGATTTAAAAAATCCTATTCTTATAGGTTGTCATAATTGTAATGACTTTATAGACATGATGAAAGAGAATAAGATAGATGCTACAGAAAGATATATGAGAAGGATTGCTATAAAGAGAATTGTAGTTACGTCTCCAGCAGAAGCATCTGCTATAAAATTATTTAGAAATGCTGCCCTTGCAGTTAATGTAGAGTTAGCAAATCTAG